GAAACCATTAAAGTTGTATTCTCAATACTTATGATACAGAACGGTTCGACAGTAGAGATGGTGCCGACTGATGGCCTTAGCGACTGTCTTAAACAGAAACGTTTAATCACCAGAAATATTGGAGAAGATCAAGAAGGTATTTACATGAGTTGCAAAGAAGTAAAAGCAGAAGTGTACGAAGACATGGGGAGACTAAAAATAAAAAAGATTATTGAGTAGTGAAGATGTTTATTTCGGCACCATTAAACTAGAAAAAGTTTGGTCAACAATAACTTAAACCATTGATTTCATTAGTGGACAAAATAGAGTTAAAAATACGTTGTATATAGTCCAACAATAATATTAAAAATCTGTTATATTTATCTTAACTTTGTGTGTATCAGCAATAGTCAAAGAAAAAGGCCAGGCGGAATTGCTCTACCTGGCCTTTTTTGGTCTTGATAACTTACAATAATTATACTATATGTTATTGTAAATGGGTGTACCTAAAAAACTTACAGAAAAACAAATGAAGTTTGCTCAGTTGTTGGTAAACAACGAGGGGCGTATGACACAAACAGAGTGTGCTAAAGAAGCTGGTTATGCTGAAGGCACTGAAGCAGTCAAGGGCTCCGAGCTTACTAACCCTAATAAATATCCTTTAGTTGCTAAATATATTGGTGAGCTACGAGAGGAAAACCAGAAAAAATATTCAGTTACATTTGAGAAACACATAACAGAGCTAGCTAAGATAAGAGAAGCGGCTCTAAACAAAGGAGCATTTAGTGCAGCAGCAAACGCAGAAGTTGCTAGAGGTAAAGCTGCAGGACTTTATATAGAACAAAAAATTATACGAACAGGTAAATTAGAGGATATGTCTATCGAAGACTTAGAAGCTAAGATGAAAAAAATATACGAAGAAAACAAAGTTTTAGTTGAAGGAACTTACACAGTATTAGATGAAGAAAAGTAAACTATATTCTGAACACACACCCGGACCCAAGAAGAGAACTTCGATTGGTAACTCTGTCAGGTCAAGACCAAAGAATAAACACAAACGACGTAATTATAAAAAATACAGAGGACAAGGAAAGAAAAGATAATGCACACTACTTTTAGAAACTCTGAATTTAATAACTCTCCTGCTTTTGTTATTCACAATGCATTTGTAAAAGAACATTGTGAAAAATTAATAGAGCTTTACAAAGACAAGACACAAACAGCTGAACATATACACAAAGACCAAACAGTTTCTTCTGATTATGAAGGTTCGCCTAGAAGGTCTGAGGTTTGTTGGGTAGATGATGAGGCAACTTATAAAAGATGTTGGGATATGATGTTAGCAGCTAATAGCGTGGCCGGTTGGAATTTTAATATTACTAGTCAAGAGCAGTTACAGTTTACTAAGTATAAAGGTGAAGGTAAATATGACTGGCATACTGATGGTTTCTGTGATGCTCGTGCAAAAAGATATTTTAGTTTTGGTACACCTTCTAATCTTAGTGCTACAAACTATCCTAAACTTATAGACACTACACGTAAGTTATCCTGCTCCGTTCTATTAAACGATGACTTTTCAGGTGGAGAATTTGACACAGCTTTTTTAGATACAGATCCTTTAGAACTTAAGAAACAAGAAATTAAACCAAAGCAAGGAGATATGATTTTGTTTCCAAGCTACCTACCACATAGAGTACGTCCGGTAAGAGTAGGCACAAGATATAGCTTAGTATTATGGTTTGCGGGGCCACCTTTAAAATGAGTAGTCCCCACTGGTATAATACAAAGAAGTTAATACAGATCTTAACTAAGTTTACTGAGTCTTTTGAAGGCGGTGATGCTAGAGTTCAAATGGTGCTACCCGATGGTAGAAACCCTTTGCAAAAAGAATTTAACATTAAAGAAATCAAGTTAGTTGAGAACAAAATTATAGGCTCAAAAGAGAAATATCGTCTAATGATACTGGTTGAATAGTTATTGTGAAAAATGAGTCAAAGCTCTGGCAAAAACTAAAAAAATCTACACCAAATATTACATGGACACGCGTTGAATCTTGGGCATCTTTTGGCTTTCCTGACCTAGTAGGATACACGGAAAACACTGGCTTTTTTACTGTTGAGTTAAAGATAGTAAAAAGTAATAAAATTACCTTCTCACCACACCAAATTGCGTTCCACGTGAAACACCCAACCAACACCTGGATCTTAGCCGCGACCCTCGATCCACGCACCAATAAACTTTATGAATACTATCTCGAGCCGGGGTCCAAGGTCCGCGAGCTTGCGGCCGATGGCTTGCGTGCTTGCGGGCCCACCCGCCCCGCCTGTGAGCTTGAGCGCTTGTTGCTTGAGGCTTGTGCCTGAGCCCTTGCGCGCTTGCGCTCGTAGTTCTCGCGCATCTGCTTGCGCCTCAGGTCTGCTTGAATCCTATTCTTAATTGGGTACGCGCGAGGCGTACCCAGGGGGAAGGTCCGGCCGCGCATTAGCAGCTGGACCCTGACAGGCTAAAGGATAAGAAAAGCCTGAATATCATGAAAGCTGTTCCCGGATCAGGTCCGCGAGCC